AAAAGCTGCCCTGCCCGATCTACCATAGAGAGTCTATCAGATCAGACATTTTAGGCAAAAAAAAGCCGCTATGAGCGGATGTTTTCTGCTCTCTTTTGAATTGAAACAGGTTTCCACGCCTGTGCACAGATTTTGCTCTGCTTTTTCATATTGCCGATAGTGAATCGTTATGTCAATATAGCAATGTACTATTTTTATTTAATCAGGTGCAGTATGGAAAAACGTAAACGCGTCTTTACTGTTGAGAGTGTCCGTCGTCTTAATCAAATGCTGCGTGATAATCCTGGTATCACGGCAGAAGATATCCCATTGTCTGCTGAAGGTCGAAAAGTTGTTCGTAACTTTAAACCAGATATGGAAGCAGTGAATGCAGCTTTCAATAAGGCTATGCAAGGGTTATGAGTCAAACTCCTGACCCTAAATATAGCTGGGTATTTCAAAGGCTTACTGAAAATGATCAGGGATACAATCTTGAAAGTATTGTTGCCTACACAATTTATAAAAAGCACAAGATAGATTTTATTAATCAAATAAAATCACGCCATCAGCGGGACCCAAACGATCAAGAATGGGAAACATTTCACACACAATGTGAACTTGACTCATCTTTAAAAGGTTATCGAGATCAAGCAAATATAGTCGTTAGTAATCTTTTAAATGTTGCATTAAGTTCCGAAATAGCAGCCCTTGAAGACCAAGCACTGCTTGATTCAAAAGTTAAAGCCCAACTGGAAATAGTTGAAACAAAAGTGAATACAATCAATGGGTTTATAACAGAAAAACAAGGAGTTGGGTGGTGGTTTAGTGAAGTTGGTAAAAACTTTCTTGTTAATATTCTAACCATCTTTTTAATTGGTGGATTTGCAACCTTTGTCTTAAATTTCAATAAAGTTTCAGACTGGTTTGGAAAATTCTTCGAGTAGATTACATATAAAAACTCAAATTTTTAGTCCTTATCTAAAGAAAATATCTAGTGCAAAATCTAGGATTTGTTAATCGTGATTATTGTCTTTTATAAAATTTTTAATAATAGGTTTTATTAATGCATAAATTATTTTTGGGATTGTTTTTTTTATTAGCAACATCTGTATGTTCTGCACAAGATGCTATTCAAGTTGTTTTTGGAATGAAAATTAAAGGTGTTGAGTTCGTCTATCCATTTGATGAAAAAAATGATTTGAATCACCAATTAGGTAGACCTAATCAATACATAGAAAAAGTTTCATGGCCAGATCCTGAAGTCGACCCCAAGTTTGAAAGTGATGGTTATTATGATAGTGATATACCGCCTGAAAAATTTGTTGGTGGGACTATTGAAAAATTTAGAAACCAAGCAGATTTAAATAGACGTTATAACTATATAAAAAGTGTACATTTGGCAATGCCAATGACTAATCAATACATGTATAAAAAAGGACTATTTTTACTTCGTTTGGACAGAGAATTTACGCCTGAACAAGCTAAAGAATATGAGATAAAATTTTATAAAACTGTTAAATAGGAAATTATATGCAAGTCATGATCAGGGTTTTAGAAGCTAGAAAAATAGAGCACGGTTGTAATTTGCTTGCAGAGATAAATAAGAAAGGAGAAGTCACCAATCTTTATGATTACAATGGTAATGAATTAAAAATTAATTTCTTACGCAATGAGGTTTATTACAATAAGATTTGGTGGACGTTCCCCTCAAAAATAGAAAACTTTTAATTAAATTCTAAGCTATTTTCATTATGTTTTTCCCTATATCCAGCCAGCCACATTTGAGGAGCTTCTGCCCAACTCATTAAGTACAGAACCTCTGGTACATTGTTAGATTAATTAACGTATTAAAATTTAAGAGAACGTCTAAATATCAAGTAACTCAATCATTTCAAAAATTTGTTTGCCCAATAAAAGAGCCTGTTCAGTATCTTTGTGAGTTATATGATATTGCAATTCATAATCAGCATTTGATCTTAATAATCTTGCCTGACGCAACTGTGTTGCAATTTTAGCAACTAATTTTTGTTGATCTACTGAAGAACACTTTTTGTACTTAAAGGTGTTAATGAGGGCTTGATGTACACTAGGATTTGATTTGTCTAGATCATAGAAAAGACGATTCTCTACCTCACTCAAAACATAACCATAAATACCATAATATGCTCTATTTATCAGCATCCTAGCTACAATTTCATCACAATTTTTAGGATCAAAAAAAGACTCAGCATGCTGAAATATATCTCGTGCTTTAACTGACATTGAATATCTATACCCTCTATGCAGCTATCGCATCATGACTTGCAACAACAAACATACACATAAATTTATTCCATACATCAATTAAACCTCTCGAAAAAATTTCGTCAAAAATTTCATCATTTAACTTAAAAACGGTTTCGATATCTGTATATAAAGGAATAATATTTACTATTTCATCATCTGAAGCTTTGATTCTAACAAGAGAATTTGATCTTACTTTGTTATTAAACATAAGCTGAAATGCTAGGTTTGAAACTTGAAGAGCATCATTCCATGAGATATTCAGATTCTCTAATTTTGATGCAACTTTCTGTATTTCTAAATAGAACTCTTGCTGAATTTGATTGATATGCGGATATCCAGAATACATATCAAACAACTGATTTATTTCATCTATAAAATTTTTATTGAATCTATCTAAAGCGAGTCGACTTAATTTCAGCATAAGATCGATATCTGTTATATAAAAATCTATATGTGATTTCACAAGCTCGTATAACTCCTCAAGTTGCCCTTGATTCATTAAACATGCGGCATAGTTATTTAGAAGTGTTCGGTCTGTAGGTAATAAATTTATTGCTATATCAAAACAGCGAATCATTTCTGCCACTTCATTTGCGTAATAATTTGCCACGCCTTTTACATGCCAAGCGTGAGCAGCATCAAATGAAATAAGCTTATCAGCTTGATTTAGAAATCTAGCTAGTGCAAATTCAGACAATACCCGACCTTTTGGTAAGTTTGATAACTCTCCCAATAGTTTATCAATTTGGGTTTGTGGCTGAATTAACATAAGTAATTTCTTTTATACTCAGTATCTAGATCAATAGATTGTACATTATATAAAAATTGACCACTAGAAGAATTACAAATTGTAGAAATCGGCCCTAGTTAAATTTTTTCCTGCAGCTGCTCATATTCAGCTAACCAATCTAAGCGATTAAATCCCCCTTCATTAAAATTTGGATAAATGCCTGCAATAAAAAAACCTTCTTCATGTGCTGTCTTTTGATAGGTATGGGCAATGATATTTACGTAATCACATTTAAGGTTCTTTAAAGCTTCATAAGCTTCATGTGCAATTGAATGGTCTGGTGTGACATTAATCATAACGGATAGTCGCTCCCTTCAGCCAACCACTGCAAACAGCACCTTTAACTTTCTGGCCATCTTTATTTTTAGCTGTAAATTTTGTGGAAAATGTATCGTCTTTACTACAAGCAAAAAAAGCATGACCATCAGTTTGAATGTCCGTAAATCCATTTGCTTTTAATGCATTAATTGCATCATTAGAAGAAGAACATCCCAACAACACTACGCTTAGCAATACTATATTTAAATATTTACACATCATTTTCTTCCCAATTCTCATCATTTGTTGCTTTTAACTCTAATAAAGTAGGTATATGTATTTGAGGATCTGGAGCCGCACTCGGTGAAATAGTATGAGTAATTTCAATATGCCCACCACAGGTAAATCCGCAAAATAAGTTAGGGCATGTGAGCCAAACATCTTTAAGTAAAGGATGTCTTTGTTCACTTGATCTGATCTTTAAGTTAGTACTTTTACAGTGGGGGCAGGTTATCTGTGGGCGGGAATTGTTCTTGTTTATTTTGTTGTAGTTATTGGGTGAATTCATTCGGCACATCCTAAGAACATATTTATATATATTTTAAATTAAAAGAACAAATATTTGTTCTTTTTCTATATTTTTTATAGTATTTAGTTGGTTTTTCTAATGCAGAAAAATATATGCAAAATTTAAAATGCCAATGTTGTTTTAAATTATTGGCTAAAACAAAGGGATTTGATCACTTTGAGATTAAATGCCCCCGCTGTAAAACATTAAATACATTCCAGAGCACCCAGAGTGCCTTACCTGAATGCCCAGAGCATCAAACACAATCAGGTAAGATTCATGACACAAAACCTCTCACCACAATACAATCCTAGTGGCCATAGTTTCAGTGGTTGGCTCGGCGGTAAATCACAGCTAGCTAGAACTATCATTGATATGCTTCCAGAACATAAAACTTATGTCGAAGTCTTTGGAGGAGCTGGCTGGGTTCTGTTTAAAAAAACCCCTTCCACTTTTGAAGTTATTAATGACATCAATAACGATCTAATTAACTTATATCGAGTTTTAAAATTTCACTTTGATGCCTTCATTACTGAATTTGAATTGTTGTTATTTTCACGAACCCAATTTGACGATTTTAAACGTGACCAATCTGGTCTTACTGATATTCAAAGAGCAGTGAAATTTTATTATTTACTACGCTCTGCCTTTGGTTGCCAATTAGATGGCTCTTTTACCTATTCTAAAGATAGAACGAACCGCATGCGTCTGGGCGAACGTCTACGGGAACATTTAGTTTCTATTCATGAACGTTTGCAAGATGTAGTCATTGAAAATCGCTCTTATGATTATGTCATCAATCGCTTGGATGGTCCTGACACATTATTTTATCTGGATCCTCCCTATTGGGATTGCGAAAATGTTTATGGTAAAGGCATTTGGTCTAAAGAGGATTTTTATACTCTAAAAGACAAACTAGATAAGATTAAAGGAAAGTTCATTTTAAGCCTGAACGATGTGCCTGAAGTGAGAGAACTGTTTAAGGACTATCAAATGACACATCGTAAAATCCGTTGGTCAGTGAACTCTAAAGCAGCTCATGAAGACCACAATGGCAATGAGTTGATCATTTATAACTTTTGATCTGTTTTGACTTGTTCAAGCATATCTTTCTTAGCATTAAGGCGTGGTAATTCACGCTTTAATCGTTTTTCAGCAGCCACTTTACTTGGAAATACACGATCAATGACTTTGGGGTTAGTTTGATCCCCCAAGGTTACCCAATAACGTGGGCTTTTATTTTGGCCGATTGTATATTGTGTTTTTAAACCTGTGTAAGCCTTCTGGTCTAACTCATTATGCGCTGTAAATTTACCAGTCTCGAGATCCAATAGCGCATATTCACGATCTAGGCGTTGCTGTGCTCCAGCTTTAGTTAAATAAAGATATGAAAAGTGCTTAGGGTTTGATTGATCACCTTTCGTCAGTTTTACAGCCTTATCCCCTTCTTGATAATAAACCACAACACCAGTCCATTTTTTATCTTTCTCGGAAACAAATTGGTCTTCAAATAGTTCAGATACATCGTCTGCATCTGGGAAAAAAACTTCAAGTTGAAGATCAGTTGTATATCCACCTGAACTGTCCAGTGTGTCTGTGATCGTTGTTCCAAGCCAGTAAATTTCGTCAATCTGCTCTTTGATTCCAATAAACAAGAAAGTTTGTTCCGGGACAAGATCTGGTATTCCTCTGGCCAGTTTATAACTGAGTGTTTCTGCTGTACGTTTAAAGTGGTTGAGTTTGGCTCTAGCAGCCAAAGTCGCGGTTTGTTTATCACGATGGATATGCCGTAGTTCTTTTATATTCTGGTTAGATTGATCACCTACAATGACTTCAAGTTTTTTGGCCAGCTTATCATCATAATAAAATGCACGAATTGCAGTGACCTCTTCCCCTCCATCACTAAAACTATATCTGTGTTCATCGCCTTTTGACCTGGTCAAAACAAAAGTTGGAAGCTCTTGGCCAGATATCGTTTGGCTTTTGCCTTTTGGCATAAACAGCAACATACCGTTCTTAATTGTAGCGATCGCATCATGCTCATCTGCTAAGCGTGTCAATAGGTTTGCATCTGATTCATTTTGATCGATATGAATAATTTTATGGTTAGCCAGTTCTTCAGATACTTGGTCATTAAGATCATGTTCGATTGCGATCTTTCTAATCAGATCCCCCAGTGCAATATTATCAAAGCTGCGTTCCTTTTTTTGCTTTAAGGACTTTTTCATATCTGCACTGGTCGCACGGATCCGAAGTGTATCCGGTGCTCCGCCATGCTCAACTTCTTTAACGATGTAGCTACCTTTATAAACAAGTCCAGAATGCTGCCAACCAAGCCATGCTTGTATGACCGCACCCTTACTTGGGATTTCAAGTAATCCATCATGATCGGACAATGTTAAATCAAGCGTATCAACCTCAAAACCACGTTTGTTTTCAATACGCATTTGCCCTAAGCGATTGTTGACCTTTGATGAGATATCTACGCCATCAACAACAAGTTTATAAATAGGAACAGAACTCGCCTGCAGTACATCATCAACAACTGAATTTATTGCGGAAATAAGGGTCATAATAAGCCTATCAATTTACCTGCAGCATTACCGATTAGAGTTCCTGGCTTCTGTCCTTGTGTCAGCTTTAAACTAAACTCAATTTTTCGAGGAGTACCATCTGTAAAAAAGTAAGTTTGTGTTTCTTGCAAATCATCAATGTGATAAAGCCCAAAAACTTTACCTGTTCCTGCGATAAGCGGAAAATTTTTACCTGTATCACCCATAGCACGTAAAGCAGTGATACTCATCTGAGAGCCAAACTCCGGCACAATACTTCCTTCTAAGGTAATCGTATCTTCCCCCCTACCCACAAACTGATAGGCTGGCATTTCACCAACACGTGAATTACTTGGATGCCGCCAATTGGTACTGCGTTGTAACTGCTGGTAAACCGCAGTCGGGATACTAAACGGGAACATACCCAATATCATCATCATGTGATTTACTCCTGATCTGCCATGATTGTGCGTACACGTGACAATTTATCGCGTTGTAATCGATTAATTACTTGTTCAATTTGACGTTCAAGATCCTGAACCATTTGTCCTGGTGCAGCATGAATATGAATCGTGTAAGTGTCTCCAGCCACAGCCAATGAAGACTGACGACTTGATGTTAAATTTGGTGCGGTTTGTATTTTAGAAATAACTGGAGCAGCAATATCAATCTGATCCATAGCTGGCGATTGAGCTTTATTGGTGAACAAATTAAGAACTTGATTATATTTGTTCTTTAACTCTGGAAAGGCTTGAGTTAAACCCATGCCAATACCACCTACGATATGTCCACCTAGACCAGCCATGACTCGCGAAGGAGAACGGATATCCATTTTTTTCTTCATAAATCTAGGCATATAACTATTAATTTTCGCCCAAATGGTTTTAAGGCTATCAAAACCTGATTGGATACCATTAACTAAACCATCAATGATATTTTTCCCAATACTTAGCATCTTGTTTTTAAGGCTGCCAAGGTAGTCAAATATCTTAGTCCAGCCATCAACAATTCTCTGAAAAAGTGGACTATTCGTAATAGCAGAAATCAAATTATCCCATGCTGTAGTAACAACGGATTTAATCCCTGACCAAACAACACTGGTAACTAGTTTTATATTTTCCCACTTAGCAGCAAACCAATCGCCAATAGGTCCTAAATAACTAACTATTGAATTCCATACATTCGCTACGCCAGTTGTAATGCTGGTCCAAACTGAGCTAAAGAAGCCAGTAATACCAGACCAATTCGCAATAATTAAACGAGGTATGCCAATAAGCGGGAAAAGTAGATTTAAAAGAGGATTATCTGCAAAAACTTGATCTACACTTTGAATAATACCTTTTATGAAAGATACGCCTGTATTGAATGCATTTTTAACACCAGTCCATAAATCCATAAAGAAAGATTTAATCGGTGCCCAATTTTGATAAATAAAGTATGCAGCTGTAGCAAGTAGTGTGACTGCTAAGATAATTGGATTTGCTCTCATGAGTTGACCAGCAGCAAAAAGCATTCTGCCTAACCACATCACAGATGAGCCAAGGGCTTTAAATGGAGATGTGAGCATCTTAAATACAAAACTTAATGCACTACCTTGCACACCCAATGTCACCATCATAAGTCGCAGACTTAACATACTTAAAATGAGTGGTGAGAAAATAAGAAGTAAACCTCCTATAGCCACTAACCCCCCAGCTATTAATAAAAGACCTGTACCTAATGCTTTTGCCAAAGTCGGGTTCTGTTGCATCCAGCCTGTAAAACCTTGCATAGCATTCGATGCCATGATTAATGCTTGTGTATAGATCGGTAAAATAGTTTGGCCAAACTGTAAATATGCATCGTGAAGTTTTGCTCTTGCTTCTAATTCTTTACCAGACGTTGTTCCCTGGGCTTGCGTATTCAATTGATCAATATTGAATGCACCTTCATTCAGCTTGGCATTTTTATGAATCTGATCACGTTGCATGTACATTTGTGCAAATAGATTTGACGCAGTACGGTTACTAAAAATACTACCGATCGCATCAATGACATCACTTTCTTTAGTTATACCTTTGGCATTCAGTGCCGGCACTAAGACTTTCTCCATCCATGCGAACTGATCTTTTTTGAATAAATCAGCGCCTTTAATTGCACCAATATCTAAATAAGATAAATCTCCAGTCTTGTTATGCTTAACTTTCGAATAGTCCCCGATTAAACCAAATTTATCGAGATTGGCAGCTGCTCGCTGTGTTGTTCTGCCCTGGTATAAATTCTGATAAGCAGACATCATAGACGTACCGACACGATGGCCACCCATTTCTTGTACTAAAGGCTCCATTTTGTAATAGAAGGCTTTGTTATCCATGCCTTTTGCAGCAATACCACCCGTTTTGATTACGTTAAGCCATTCTTCAGCTTGTACACGTCCACCTGTAGCTGTAATTACTTGTTGGATAATGTTCGCTTGTTCTTGAAATGATTCTTTGCTCTTTAAACCATTACGCATTTCAATGACTTTGAGCATATCCATGAATTTTTTTTCATTTTCTACACCATGATCGCCATACATAGCTTCATTAGCAAATTTCATTTTGGCCAATGTTGGAGCAACCCATTGTGCATGGTGAACATCACCGAAAGCAGTTACACCATCACGAACCAAGGTTAAATTGTCTAATGTGCTGGTACCAAAAGTTTTCATGGCCTTAGCGTATTGGACTGCCTCATCTGTGGCCTTTTTACCAAAGCCTAGTGAAGCAATTCTGTTTTCTTCAACATCGACACGCTTTGATTCATCAATTGGTTTACGCATCTGATAAAGGGCAGCTGCACCTGTTGCAGTCATACCCGCACCATATAATGCTGCAGTTCGTACATTGCCAGATATATTGCTATGCGATTTTTGGATGCGATTTAGGCTGTCAAGCTTCTTTTTTTGATTATCGATAGATGCGTTGGCAGTTGTTATCTTTCTAGATAATTCCGACTGATGATCGGCTAAATTACTAGTAGAAACACCTGTTTGTTTTAATTCATTACGCAACTCTTGAAGCTTGGCTTGATTTTGTGAATGTGCATCTTTGAGCTTTTTCGCTTCTTTTGTAGCCTTATCAAAATCTTTGCTAATTTTATCTGAAGGATTGGTCGTCATTTCTTGGCGTAAAGATTTAATGCGCTCCTGCACATCTTTTAAAGCCTTAGCACTATCTTCAGTCGCTTTTTTTTGTCTAACAAACCCATCAACCTGCTTTTGCTGTTCATTGAGTCTTTTTACTTCATCACGTGCATTTTTTAATGCATTGGCAGCAGCATTACTACTGCCAATGATGAGTTTAAGTGCGGGACTTAAGTTGTCTCTAGATCCAAAAAGGACTTCGAGTTTTAAAGGTTTCATGTGGCATCGTTTCCATTGCGATCAATGGCTTTTTGATGCCATTGCATCAGTTGATAAAGTGACATATCTGCATAAGCTTGCGGTGGCCAGTGAAAAACCACCGCAATATTAGCCATCGCATCATCTACTGTTGGCGTAATACTTGAACACGCGCTGACTTCGGTTGCAAAAAAAGAATAATTGCTCCGCAGATTTGAGCGAGATCCGCTGGCTCAAGTTGGTTAATCTGAGTTTTAGTGAGTTCGGGTGAACAAATACGTGGAAGAACAGTACAAGCCGCAGTTACATCACCTTGTAGAAGATCTGCGATTTTTACACCCTGTAATGCTTGGACATTAGGCTTACGGATCTCTAATGAAGGAATTTCTAAGCTACCCATCATTAAAGGCTTTTCTAAATCTACTGTTTGAATATCAGGGTTAATAATTGCAGTGTTTTCTACTTGCTCTAAAGTTTTCATGTTGTTACTCCAAAAAAAATTAAAAAAAACTCTGCCCATGATGTATGAGCAGAGGGATGGAAACTTATGCTAAACCTAAATTGGCACGGTGTTTTTCGAGCATATCGACACCATTGACGATTTCTTTAACACCAGGAATATCAATCTCGATAATGACTTCGCCATCGATAGATAGCTTGTAGTAAGACCAAATAGTCTTTACTGTGGTTTCAGTATCGTCGCCAGCTTTCGCATTACCGAAATCAATTTCCTCATGACGTCCACGCATTACGATTTCGACCGCAATATCTTCACCTGTATCTTCACGCTGATATGAGCCAGCAAAACGTAAACCAATTGCACCAATAGTGGCTGCACCCCATTGTTTTAAGATGAGCTTATCGATACCACCGAGTTTCCATGTCATCTCGTTTGCATCATCTGCAAGGCCTGCATCCCATTTGATATTGCCGTTTAAGCCACCACCGCGCCAATTTTCGAGTTTGCGGGTTAGCTTCGGTAACGTGACTTCACCAGTTTGGCCAAGATATGAATTACCTTCGTTATATAAGTTTGAGAGTTTTAATTTACTTGGTAGAGCCATGATCTAGTCCTTATCCTGCTGTTACACGCGACGCAAAGTCGACCAAGTAACGGTCTGTAATTCGTTGGCGTAATACTAGGTTTTCAAGTGGTGGAACTGGTGTGTAGTCATAGTCGATATAGAACTTGCCTGACTTAATGACTTCTTTTGTATTAATGTCAGGATCTAACCAACATTCACCGCCCAACAAATAATTGCTTTGGGTCATTTCACGCATTTTTGCATTAATGCCTTCGACAATATCTCGGGCAAGACCTGGTGTAAGTGCTAAATCGGCAGCCCACATATGCCCTTCGGCCATAGTATCGGCAAGGATTTGTGCAGTTCGCGTATAGTTTTCAAATGCGAATAAAGGATCCTCAGAACAAGTTCGTGAACCCCAAAAGCGAAAACCATCGCGCTGGATTAAAGTGGTGATGTCGTTCTGGTTGAGATAGCCCGCATCAGTGTCGGGATCTTGCAACTGCCAATAGACATCTTTACTAATGCCTGTCACGCCATTCACAGGAACGTTAGAAAGTGTTTTTTGCCATCCCATTTCATTATCAATTTTTGCACGTAAACCAAGTGCTCGAGCAGTTGCATCAAAAGTTGATAAAGAATTTGTAGCGGTATCAAAGCCAAGAAAGTCTGGCCATAGCACCATTGCTTCACGTGCGCCAAAAGTTTGACGGTATGCTTGAGCTTCTTCTTTGGTTTCGCAGCCATTTGCAGAAACATAAGCGAAACCACGTAGCTTTTGAGCCAAAGCGATTAATGCAACGGAAACTGGTGAGGTATCTAAACCAGGAATACCTAAAATTCGTGGTTTAACGCCAAGCTGTGCTTCAGCAGCAAGCAAAGCCTTCATACCTGTATATTTACCGTTGACAGAACCACCAATGATTGCGGACGTTTGTTCTGCAGCATCAGTTTTCTGTTCTACACGTACAACTACGGTGGCAGGATTAGTTTGATCAGCAATCGCTTGAAGCGAGCGCGCTAATGTTCCCTGGTCCCCTGCTTTGTCTAAAGCAGCTTGTACATTTGTAAGCAATACGGGTGTATTTAAAGGAAATTTGGTTGCATCTGCATCGGATGCAGTACATACCATACCAACAACGGAACTTGATACTGTTCGTATTGGTCTGGTGCCATCATTGAGTTCTAAAACTCTGACACCGTGGTGATAGTCTTGAGCCATAAAAATAGCCTGTAATCTGGTTAGTTTTCAGATCACAGGCTTACAAATTGAAGTTTTTAAGTCATGTTGTAAGGTTTGTATATGAGTTATATACAAATGATTCATAAAAATAAAAAACCACGTTTTAACGTGGTTTTTTGGGTGAAGCAATTGAAGATTTAATTTTCTTGGTGTGTGAAAATGGTTTCTACATGATTACAACTGATTTACGCTTTCGATTGAATTTAAACGTATATCAATCCAGCGTTGTTCACCATTCATGTTATCAGGAATATCTATAGGTTTCATTTCATCTGCAATAATTGAAGCTGATTCAACATCAAACTTGCGTTTGAACGTTTTAATTTCTATATCTCCGCTTTCAAGTATTTGATATTTAACTGCACAAATTTTATTACCATTAGAATCACTTGGCACTTCAATCCACCAGCCTTCTTTTGCGAACCCCAATGTATTTTTGACAAGATAATGACCAATCCCAATTTTTTCAAATTCAGGATTCTGTTCGGAAGCTTCTTCATTCGATTCAATATGATCTGAAAATAATTTAACAATTGGCGATGCTGATTTTAAAGTACCGTCTGCTGTGACTGTTGTGTTAGCTGAAGTATAGAAATAATTCCAAGTTTTATAATCAGCCCCCCACTCCGCGCTTCTAAAATAAGGTGTTTTTGAATTAACTGGTAAAGCTAGTTGTACTGCATTTGTATAAACTCCAGCATCATTGGAACCGAATGTAACAATAGCTCCACCAAAACCGTCAACGGGGTAATTATTTGCTTTTGTTCCATTATTTGCATTGCCTTGCATAGAAAATGTCGTGTTTCTACGAATGTTATTCAAGTTTTCAGCAGCTAAACCATTAATAATTATTCCTTTGTTGAAAGAAGTTGGAGTCTTGTTTACCCACTCTTTTAAGCGACCACTAAAACTATATTTGCGACCAGTAAAATCGCTTAAGTTTAGAATTGCTGCCCAATTTGATACACGAATTTTAAAAGCTACTTCATCGTCTGGAAAACCTACGCCTGGCCACATTGGTGATTCAAGATTGAATGTACCACCATCTACCCGCACCGCATCCGCATAAGCTCCCGTGTTTACTGAAATAATTCGACCGCCAGACAACGTTACGACTGAATCAGAACTGGCAATATCAATCAATCCTGTAAAAATGTCATGTCTATATTTGTTATTGATCCCGTATATAAAACTTGGTGACTCAATGCGAATCCAAGAGTAAGAAATACGTAATAAATTATAGGCATGGCATGCTTCAATTCCGCATCCAATCATTGTCAAATCTGAATTCGTAATATGAAACGCAGATTCGGCTGGTTTTCCATCTTCTCCAACATTTTCTGCACAACAATTTTTTAAAGTCGAATACACTAAATTATGAATTCGATATGCGGAGTAACCTGCTTTTGTTTCTTTAGACCAACATGTATCGAAAGTATTTGATGTGCCAGTTCCGATATAAAAACCACATTTTGCGTATGCTGAACAACGTGTCCAGTTCATCATCCAGATGTCTTCGCAATAAAAACCGTACTCTCCACCTTTGACTGTGAGCGATTTAAAGTTTGACATACTCATGTAGGGTGCAAAAAAGGTTTTACCGATATCTTCTCCATTGACTTTTTCTTTTACAATTGTCAAATTTTCAATATCAACATAACTGTAATAGCCGTACGAAGCCGCAAACACGACGGCACAATCTTCGTCATAGTTATATACATTACCCGAAGGATCTGTTCTGCCTGTGATACCAGTTTTACTCGCAGAATATTTAGAAATTGTTGCGCCATTTCCAATAATTTTTTGGCCTGTGAACAATTCAATAGGTTTACTGGTTTTGTATATTGCAAAACAATTACATTCAACTATTAATCGTGAAGCGAAAACTTTTTTTAATGCTTCATAGTCATCTGTTTTATTATCACCTTTCGCACCAGCCTGCTCAGGTGTCACAACATTATTGTCTAATTGTAGTACCCAGCCATTTATACATAAAAACCCGTCATTTTCATTCTTTCTACTGCTATTATATATGCGCGTCCCACCACCGATAAAAGGCTGGGATAATGCTAAATTTTCAGGCTGATGGTAGCCTTTGACATAAACAGTTCGACCATCCCATTTTTCAGAAATATCTGCTAAATCAATTAATGAATTTACAGTATGTGTTTTTGTTTCATCTGCATAATTAATAACTTCTTGTTTTGCTTCTTGTACAGATTGAATTGTAGCCATAACAACTGAAGCGTCAATTTTTAGTTCAAAATTGGCTGTGTTATCAATTTGCAGAACAATACGAATCGTCTTGATTTGTGCTGTGCCTTGATCCGCACTTGGTTTGTAAGTAGCAGGATAATTTGCATATGCAACTAAAATATTCCCCGCATACAATCCGACTTCACGAATATTAAAGCCACCCACAGCACTTGGTATAACACCGTCGGCTTCCAGCCAGTTCGCATTCTCTTTAGATGGGGCAAGTCGGTTAAGAGGTGCTCTATATACTTCATTAACTAACTTAGTAAAATCAGCATTTGGTATTGGCACTATACCATTTCCATCACCATACGCCATGTGGGTAATGCCGAGTTTTGTCCCGTTTTGAATTGCTTCACGTAACAGTGCCAAGCCTTGGGTCGTAAACAATGAATGATATTGTGCTGCCATATTTTTATGCTCTATTTAGGATAAATACTTGTAAGTTCATGCTCGTAAAAAGCAAAAATGGGATAGATCAAGGAATTTGGATCATCTACTTTTGGATAAATCGTGATGTCTTCACCGCAATACATCGCTGCTGCAACATTGGTTTCGCCTTCGACATTGATGACGTTGATTTCGATGCCTTTTAGTTCACGTGTCAGTGGTTTTGCATCATGTAAAAGTTCGACAAGAGTCTTATATGTTCGTTCAGTTAATGCTTTGCCATTTGTTTCTATAGTGATTTGAAATGTACCAGGTGTATTGTTAGGTACTTCTTGCCACCATTCATGAATAGTTAATGAATAGCCAAAACTTTCAACAATTGATCGAAGAGCAAAGTTAGTACCTTTATAGGTATGGACCTTGATTGAATTTTTGATTTGTGCACGTTTGACTTCATCTGGCCAATCATCTTGCCAACGATCTACAGAAAATTGCCAAGCTAAAATAGATAAGAAATCTGAAGGAGCTTCATCAACTCGAATTAAGCTTGATAAGTTAGTATTTAGTTCTGTTGTTTTAGCTGTGGTTTCAACAATTTTCTTTTCAAAAGCAGTCGTGTTTGGAGGAAGTAAGTTCATTATTCATTCCTCACACTAAGGCGAATAGCTGTACAGAATGCTGCTTGAAAGTTTGTAACATGCAGCTCTGTAGTTGGACTAATGAGTTCTACGCGTTCAACACCAGAAACTTTTAAAATAGAGTAAAGATCTGAGAAAAAAATCCCTTTGCCAATGCGTTTCGGCTCTTTGGTATAAGAAATAATATTAGCTTGGGCTGCAGATAAAACTGGATCCGTTTCTGGAACATTTCTAGTTACTAGGACTGCTTCAATTTCATATTCAATTATTTCTGCTGATTGAACTAAAACGCGGTCTCCTGTTGGCCGTTTCTTTTCTGCAGAAACATAGTCGTAGACAATATTATTAAGTTCTTCTGTTGAAGCATTATTTGCAGTATCACGTTGAAGAATTGTCAAAAGTGCATGAGCTGGAGCTGGTGAGCTACATTTCACATCTGAAACACGGCTATCAGCTGAAAGGGTATGAAATTCATAAGCTGATTCTGGACCAGCAGTACTTAATGCATCTAGTTTTTTTTGAATACGGTATCGAAATTCTTCATCGGCTTCATATACAGCTAGAACGGGTGGTGTAACAGAATCGTCCGCTGGTGTAATCACTAAGCGTTTAACATCAAAATTGGCCCCCCATACATCAAGGTCATCTCTTTTAGCAAAGGCAAGTTGAGTAGCCAGTGCTTTTTCATTAATTTGATTACGCAAAATCATTTCTCGATAAGCATTCTCTTGTAGAAGTTTAGTAACCGGTTCACTTTCCCGGTTCAAAGTTTTACGCACAAGCTCTTGCTCATTATCCGGATGAAGCGAAATAAAGTATTCCTTACGTTCTGCCAAAATCGACTCATAGTCGATAACTTCTACAAAATTAGGTTTAGGTAAAGAATTAAAGTCGACACTCATAAAGATGATCCCATTAACAGTGGAATATTTAAGTTAAGAGATTGACCAGTAAGGGTATGAACGGCTTCTAAATCGAGTTGCATACCACCAGCAAAGACAGCACTAACATTTAAACTCTCAATACTGATCCGTTCTTCCCAACGCGACACTGGCGTATAGATTGCGCTGTAAAGTTTTACTTTAAGAACATCACTCATGGGTTGATCAATTAACTCAGTAATAATTGATCCATACTCTCTTCGCATTACTCTGCTTCCGAGTGGCGTGGTAACAATGTCTTCAATCGATTGCTTAATACTCTCTATTTCTGTGATTGATAAACCTGTTCTTCTTGACATCATGGCACTGGCACTCCTGAAGTATCACCACCTGACTTAACACCTGAAGTTTTGTGGAGTTTGAGACTGATTTCACCCGCTTTCACATCTCCTTCTGTACTAAAGTCTCCACTTGAATGACTTGATCCTTGTACTAACTGGCTACCACCAACGGTGTTATTCCCCGTCATGGCTGTACTACCATTAGTTTGAACATTCCCGTTTGTTGTTGAGTCACCATTGGTGATGAGATTTCCGTTAATGGTTGTATCCCCATTAATAGTTAAACCACCAGGCGCAGTTAGGATGGCTGTTGCATTGGCTGGCAAGATTGCTTGTAAAGAATGATTATTGGTGTCGTAGCTAATGACAGCACCATCTTCAAATACCCGTAACTTAATATTTGGATCTTGTGATGGCGTAGGAAAGTCTTCGTTATTCAAACCAACAATAACAATACCAAGCTCTATGACTCCGCATGGGCTAAATACAACGCATTCTTCATTAACGCTCGGTAGATCGTGCGTCGAGTCTTTACCAGCTCTTAAATTTAATAGACGCAATTCTTTAGTTACGATGTCACCTAAATTGACTGTAACTTTATGGAAAGGGCTAGACGGTATTACGGTCTTGATACGTCCAAGACGGATCATATTTTCAAGACGACGATTGGATTCTGCGTTCATGCTGCAATCGTTATGCAGCTAAAGGATTAATGCATTTGGTTTAGTTTGTATGTCAGTTATATACAAGTGGGTTTATTTTGAATCTATAAAGCGAAGAACATCATTTTCAATCATTTCAACTTCAGCATCAGTAAAGCCAAGCAATTGACGCTGTGCATATCTGACTTTGAAAGTTCGTCCGTTATATTTCAAAGTATCAATTAATCCGTCCTGGTGAATCCGGGCAAGTCTCGATACTCGTTGATCAAATCCAATAGTTACCCCATTAGGAATATTTTCAATTTTCATGAACCTTGTTGTTTTCAATTTCATGAACATTTTTTTCTTAATCTGCCCTTTTCTTTTTCTTAGATTTTTTCTCGGGATATAAGCACTACCATCAGGATTTTGTTGACGTGTAATTCGCTGACTTTGGCTTGCACGTATTTTACGTGCAATTACCGTTGCCATTTTACGACGGGCAGCATCATTTAAAGATAGTAATAATGCATTTAGGTGCTCAGAAAGATATTCAAGCTCAGCCATTTATAAAAAATACTCTTGCTGTGGATCTCTTGAAATCCATGACGCCAACTCAGATCCATCTTTATCAAACAACGTGACTTGTTTTGATTCTTCGGCTTTGTGGTAGCGTGGCTCATCTGGATAGTCGACACTTAAACCTTCGCTGGTTTGCTTGACAATTACACGCTCAGTTAATGGTAATTGAATTGCCAAATCAACTTTATCATTTGCCAAAATTTCAGCTTCAAATTTAATGCCAGATTTAACGTTATCAAGGTTGGCCATCAAGTTAGATTGATTCATTCGAACCCAATCTAATAAAGGAATACTAACTGCTGCAAGGTCTCCAGCGTAATCAGTTAATATCATTGTGAGGGTGTATTTATATTCAAACGACAATCCATTTGCCATCGTACTCTGTACCGCACCATCATCAACAAAGATAAGGATGCGGTCAGGATTACGACGTAGTTCAGGAATCGCATCTAAAAGATATTTTCTTAAACTATCTGGTTTTTTCATGCTGCTTTAGTCTCACTATACAGTGGTTCTAAATGGTCATATTCTTTTTGGAATTTTGCCTGGTACCCAAGTTTTTTATAATTAGGACCATTATAGAGTGTGAAAACAACATCCCAGTTTTTTACACGCAGCGCATCAATGAGAGCAACTTTTTTCTTTTCAATGATACCTGTTTTCCATTCAATAAAACGGATGAAGGCTTCCAACTGGTTAGACTCATTTACGAACTGTTGATCAACAAATTCTTGGACAGATGCATAGCCTAAAGCTTTCCAGTTTTCTCCCATAATCTGGAACTGCCCCCATGAGGTTGACATCAATGCACTTTCAAGATCGATTTGCTTAGCTTGTTCCAGACGAACATATTCGGCTTCATTTCCTTGATATCCACCAATTTTACGATTAACAATATTAGGGCGTTCAGCTTCCATTTTATTGGCAAATGCGGTGCCTTTTTTCAAACGTAAATATGCATACATTCGATGACGTTCAAATAAAATTTTTGGTTTCCCATTTTTAAGAAATCCAACGCCTTCACCTTCAACTGCCCCAAAAACACGAATAACAAGCTCAGAAACTTTCAGGCGCTCAGCTGCTTTTTTATAATCACTATCTTTAAGCAATTTTGAGGTGTTTTGTTCTAGAAGGGCACTGCGTGTCTTGTCCCCTACTTTGCCATCTACAACCAATTTTTTTTGCTTTTGGAATGTAATGACAGCATATTCAGTGGAGGCTCCAAAGTTGCCATCTATGGAAAGTTCTTTTCCTTTAACACCTTTAAAACCAAGCTTTTTCAGCTGTTGCTGTAATGTAATTACATCACTGCCTTTCGACCCAAATTTTAAGATTGCTTGCATTATGTTGTGCTCCAGATAAGTTTTGCGACATTACCTTTTGCACGGCAAATGAGAACGGCCAAAAGTACTGCAAAGATTGCATCCCATAATGTGACGGGATCTTTAAAAAATAGAATGTGAATAGATTGCCCAATAAAAGCAGCAATAAGGATTGTGGCCAGAATTGAAAAGCCATGACGATGGCGGAGTCCTTCAGCATCAAAACAGATGATCCGTAGACCACAAATTAAGTAGGCAATCAGAGCAATCAGTTGAAACATAATTTCGATCATGGTTTTCCTCCTCCACGAAACTTATTCCAGATGTCAGATAGACTTGATTGGTCTACCCAAACCATAGCTTTTAAGATAATTGGTAGTGAAAAAATTGAAGCAATCATTCCTGCTGTTGCATCGTTAGTAATGAAAGTTCGAGTGGTCACTTCGGGTGCAAGTAAATAACCAATTCCAACGGCAATGATCATTGTCGAAAGTCGTTGTAATGGTTTTAAATCTTTTTTCGTTGTTGCAAAGAGAGCTGCTCCAAATACCGCCCCAAGCAATGCATTTCCATTAACAAATGGAAGCAATGAAGCTGCACTAATTGAAACTGCCGTAACGGCTGCTGTTGTAGTTGGTTCTGGCATTATTAATCCCACAGTTGTACTGTTTGCTTGATTTGTTGTGGTGTATCGATATCAGGAAGAATTACAGAGGTACCAATAGGCAAAAAAATTCCAATATCGGCCAAAGCTGGATTTGCTTCGAGTACTTTTTCAACCACACCTGAACTGCGTCCGTAATATCGCCAGCAAATTGAATCGATAGTGTCATTTTGAATTGCTGTAATGGTTTTGCTCATCGCTTAATCCTTACAGTCCAAATCTTCAGTAATAGAAACTTCGCAGTCATAAGTAGTTGGATTAATTCCTCCAGAATTAACAACAATTCTGGAATTAACCTTTAAATTTTTTTTAGATAAATCCAGCCCTAATTCTGCTGCCACTTTTTCAGTAGCTAAACGCTCCAAATCTTTTTGTTCAAATCGATAATGATGAGTGCGGTGATGTACTTCTACTGATGAAATTTTCATATCAACTCCACAACACTATGGTTTTCGCCTTTTAGCTGTTGAATTGCCCATTGCTTATTTCGTCGATAGTCATCAACTGAACAATCCATCGATTCAGATTTTTTTACACCAGAATTAGTACTGTCATAGTTACGATAAATTTCGTTTACTTTTGCTGCTACGCCATTCGATACGGCTGAAAAATAGAGCACTTCCGTATCTGCTTTACCGTCAATTTGATTAACAGCTAAATCAATCAGCTTTTCGGCTTTCATCACTAAGTTTGCAAGTAAACGATTTACATCGATGACTTCTTCCCGAGTAAGTTGTTGCAAACGAACATCTGGCACTGATCCGTCGATCCGAACAAAACTGCGGATCTCATCTAGAGAAATTTCAGGAAAAAAAGTGCCACTTGAAATAGTTATATGACTTGGGGTTATTGCACCGTTTGCGGTAAATCCCATGTAGATCTCCTTCTTAATGCACTGGGAGGGGCAATGGCTCGGTGAAGATTTACTGTGACGTTAAGATCACGACCATTGCACTCCAGTGCGGTGCGGGGCACTTATTCAGAAGTTGGTACCATATTGCCGTGGTCATCAACCACAGGCGTTCCATTTTGGTTTAACAAAACGTCGGTAACTTCTGTTTGTTCGTTGGTAGTAACTACTTGAGATTCGTTTTGATAAGCCAAAGCGTCTGTAGTTTCTCTTGCTGCTAATAACTTAGTAGCAAGCTTACTCATTTTGTTTAAATCAGTTCGACCGCCACATTTATCATCTAGATCTAGGGCTTTTTCTAACCAGTTTTGAGCATGAACAGCACGAGGTAAATCATTTTCAACATCACCGGTCAGAAACTGCATTTCGCCTTTACCTAAAGCTAGATAAAGCTTGGCTTTAACTTCATCTGGCATATCAAGACGGTTTTGAGGTAAAGATTCATCTGTAATTAGACGTTCTAAACGCACTAATTGATCTAGTCCTTTTTGATCGATACCAGCTTCAGTTTTAAGTAATTTTAAAAATTCTTCTGCAATATCTTCAGTAATAAAGCATGCTTCTGAACGTTCAAAACGGTCTGGAAGTTTTAAGCCGTATTTCAGAATGTATTCGGCAATATCAAGTGCAAAATCAAAATCACCAATATCAATTGACCAAACTAAAATCTCAGTAATTACTGCATCCTGAACGCCAGGTTTTACTTCTAAAATACCTTCCACGTATGGTTTGTAATTTGGAATTAACTGGCGCTTTAATTCGATTTTGTTTTGTTTGGACTGAATATTTTTGAGTCGATTTTTATCACTATTAAGCTGCAAAAGTTGCTGCTCATAGGCATTTGTATTTCGCATGGTACCGAACTCCGCAGCTGTCTCAGCTGCGGATTTGGCTTGATGCTGTTGGAAGTGCTTTCGAGCCAAGTTCATGACAAATTACTCCGCCAGAATTTCGATATTTTCAGCCATACAAGCAAGACCAAGATCTTCAATGTAATAATCTTCGTTTGAAGACTCATAGTTCTCGATTTGGTCACGTTTTGGATTGTCAATGACTGTACGACGACGAGCGCCCTCTTGAACATAAATCGATAAGTTATCGAATGTAGTTACAAAGATGATGCCTTCAGGGAAAAACGGTACTGAGTAAACAGGCAATCCACCCATGCGTTTTTGGCTGATGATGATGTCTGCGGCTAGTTTTTCAGAGTTGTCTTGATCTTTATTGACCAATGGGAAGTATTTATCCGAAACAGTTTTTCGGTTACACATTACGACTAAATCTGGATTGCCCTGGTGAACGTCATCAATCATTTCATCAACGATATTCATAACCAATGCATCAAGGTTTTTATAATCGCCAGTTTTACCTACTGTAATTTTTCCTTGCGCAGCACCTGATTTCATTACGCGCGATACATTCTCTTCACGCATTTTTTGCAACCAGCCTTTATTCACATCTTGCAATAAAGGATTTGCTGTAATGTCCGTATTAGAAGCGATACTGATACCATTGAACCCGATCATGATACGGTCCAGAGCTTGTCGTTTTACGATAGCGCCACGGAATCGACTATAAAAATCTTTGAATTTTGCCCATTGATCAAGTTTTGCGTACTTAATTGCTGTATCAAAATCGGTTTTACGGCAAAAGTAAAAACGCTCATCCATACCAGTTGGATCTGTAGCTTGACGCTCTCCAGCATCTGTATTTGTACGAGAAGCAATAGGACGAGAAATACCAAGTCCAACCGCAGAACCCGATTGTTCAGCAACAAGAAAAATATTAATTTTCTTCAAAAATTCAGATGATTCTTGAATTTTATCTTCAAGCTTTTGTTGAACAGTTGGTGTCACATTAAATTTTTGTGAAACGTTTTCAACCCCATTGAGTTTAGCTAACTCAACCATGGCCTTATTGTACTTAGTACGTGTTTCTGTACGCATTTTCTTTACTCTAAATATAATTAAATTGGATTAATAAATTGCTAGAACCGACTGAATTAACAGTCGACTTCACCAACGTCTTCAGAAAATTTGCTGTTGTTAGACTGTGGTCGTGGTTGACCTTGGGGTTCTTGATCTAGCTTGTTTTTTAATTGATTAAATTCAGACTGCAGCTGCTCATGTTTAACTTTTAAGTCTGCAAACTCAGTACCCTGACTCGCTGTTTGCTGGGCAATTTCTAGAATGGCTTGTTCGTTTTGACTAAAGTTTTCTTGAGTCTGCTGTTGTTGCTGTTCTTGGGTTTTAAATAAGTTCTTAACCTTATTCACCAAGTCACTGGCAAATGACTCTTTAACTTCTTCGAATTCGAGTTTTGTTTCTTGAGCTGCAGTGAATAAATTTTCTGGACGTAATTTCTTCGCATTAAAAGGATTTTCAGTTGCTCCTGCGGCAAATGAGAGCATTTCAGTGCCAAGCGATGCAGGACTATCTGTAATCGCCAGCCCAACTAAATAGGCTTGACCAGTTTTTGCAAAATTTTCATCAACTTCGATAGATGTATAAATTTTTTGATTTTTTTGGTTTAAAGCAATCAAATTTTCATTTGGCTGGATCTGAACGTAAAGAGCATCTTTTTGTTCACCATTAATTGTTACTTTCTCTGTTTTTACTGCGAGTACATCGCCATAAGCGCAAAAAATGCTATCAGGTGAGAGGCCTTTAATATGTTCTAAATTAATACGAGCACCATAGGTATCCAGACTATAAGTCTGAGCCATTTGGATGATCCATTCAGGTTGAATTTCACGACCATCTGTAGTGTCGCCAGCCACGGCAACTCGAAACCATTTCGATTTAAATTTTTTCGGCTGTGTTTTTTCAGTCATTCTGCTGTACCTGTTGCAAGGTTTTTTCGGGCAATTTCAATAGGTGCAGAATGGGCAATATTAGTTATGTGTAGCAATTGAGCATGCTTGTATATAACTGACATACAAATTGCCATGACTGATAAAAGCTAACTTGCCTGCCATCGTTTGCGGATGAAATTAAATCAATCCGTAAACCATGAACGAATTATCACAGTTAGCTAATCTTGAGCTGATTCTCGATAACAAATTAAAAGCCAAGTTTCTCTTTTGGCTCGGCTGGAAAATTGTCGATATAGCTGAAGCGCTAGATGAAAATGAGCGTACAGTTCAGGCTTGGAAAACCAGAGAAGAGTGGGATAAAACACGATCAGAAAGTCGTGTTGAAGAAGCATTAACAGTTCGCTTAATGACTCTCACTCTAAAGAACAAAAAATCGAGTGGCGACTATAAAGAATTAGGCGAATTATTTAAAAATTATAAAGAATTTGCCCGAATTGAACGTTATAAGGAAGGCGGTAATGAAGCGGATCTAAATCCAAATATTGCCAAGCGTAACGCAGCACCCAAGAAGAAAAAAGAAAACAATCAGTTCACTGAAGAACAAGTTGAACAACTTATTTCAGCCTTTGAAGATAGTCTATTTGACTATCAGCGTGATTGGTATAAAGCAGGCAACCAGCGTACTCGAGTAATTCTCAAAAGTCGTCAAATTGGTGCGACATGGTACTTTGCCCGAGAAGCTTTGGTCGATGCTGTTAAAACCGGTCGTAATCAAATTTTCTTATCTGCTTCAAAGGCGCAGGCTCATATTTTCAAAGAATACATTAAAGGTTTTGCGTATGAGGCTTGCGGAGTCGAATTGGTCGGAGATCCGATCGTACTACCAGATAACAATCAAGCTTCATTGTCATTCTTAGGTACAAATTACAGAACTGCCCAAGGACATCACGGTAATTTTTATTTCGATGAGTTTTTCTGGACGTTTGGCTTCACAGAACTAAACAAAGTAGCTTCGGCTATGGCTTTGCATAAAAAATGGCGCAAAACCTATTTTTCAACGCCTTCTACAATGGCGCATGAAGCTTTCACTTTTTGGAATGGAACACGTAATAACCGTGGGCGACCTAAAGACCAAAGATTGGATATTGATGTATCACATGATGCATTAAAAAATGGCCGCTTATGTGAAGACAAAATGTGGCGTCAAATCGTTACGATTTTAGACGCTGAAAATGGCGGATGTGATCTATTCGATATTGATGAATTGCGATACGAATATTCACCTGAAGAATTTGCAAATCTTTTGATGTGCCAATTTATTGATGATGGCGCATCTATTTTCCCTTTAGCAATGCTTCAACCATGTATGGTTGACTCATGGGAAGTTTGGGCTGATGACTTTAAACCCTTCCATGCTAGACCATACGGCAATAATCCTGTTTGGATTGGTTATGACCCTGCAGAAAGTGGTGATAGTGCAGGCTTGGTAGTTGTAGCCCCCTCCCCTGTTCCTGGTGGGAAATTTCGAGTGTTAGAAAGAATCCAATTCCGTGGGATGGATTTTAAAAATCAGGCAGAGATGATCCGCAAAACAACATTACGTTATTACGTGACTTATATCGGTATTGATATCACTGGAATGGGGACTGGTGTTTCTCAATTAGTTAAGCAGTTTTTCCCAAATGTTACTGAGTTCAGTTATTCACCTGAAGTAAAAACCAGACTTGTACTTAAAACAATGGATGTCATTAGAAATGGTCGTCTTGAGTACGACGCAGGTTGGACTGATCTTTCCCAATCATTAATGAGCATTAAAAAAACGCTTACAGCAAGCCAACGTCAAATGACTTTTACAGCAGGCCGTTCTGAAGAAATAGGACACGCGGATCTAGCCTGGTCACTCATGCATGCACTTTATAACGAACCACTTGAAGGCCAAACACAAATGAATCAATCTTTCATGGAGATCTATTAATGAATCCCCTATCGACTGCAAAAAATTTAGTTAGTTTTGCCAAAAGCCAATTACCAGTTTTTCAAAGCAAAATAACCAAACAAGAATCAATGGCCTTTACCTTTGGTGATGCCGTTCCAGTACTCAATGGAAATGAATTATCAGATTATATGGAATCATGGTTCAATGGCCGATGGTATGAACCTCAGGTTAGTATGAGTGGTTTGGCCAAATCATATAAATCGACACCATATTTAAATAGCGGAATTATTTTTAAACGTAATTTTCTGGCTAATCTTTTTATTCCTCATGCAAAGTTAAATCGAAAAGGATTTGAACAAATTGCTTTAGATTATGTTTGGTGTGGCAATACTTACTTAGAAGAAATCAAATCACGACTCGGAAGTGTAATTCAGTACAAACCAGCTTTAGCAAAATATATGCGTCGTGGTGAATACTCTGATCAGTTCTTTTTACTTTGTGATGACCATAAAGGCTATCAAGAATTTGAATTTTATAATCGTGTTTGTCACATTCGGGAAACAGACATTGATCAGGAAATTTATGGAGCACCTGAATACATATCTGCTTTGCAAAGTGCATGGCTAAACGAATCTGCTACTCTATTCCGTCGTAAGTATTACAACAATGGATCTCATGCCGGGTTCATCTTATATGTGAATGATGCAGCACAGGATCCAAATGATATTACAGCTTTGCGTCAGGCTCTAAAGGATAGTAAAGGACCAGGGAACTTCCGTAATTTATTTTATTACGCACCGGGTGGAAAAAAGGATGGTATTCAGATCTTGCCTGTTTCTGAAATTGCAGCAAAGGATGACTTCACCAATATTAAATCAATCACACGTGACGATACCTTAGCAGCACTCCGCATACCTCCACAACTCATGGGTATTGTTCCAAATAATACTGGCGGTTTTGGATCAATTAAAGATGCAGCAGAAGTGTTTTATCAAAATGAAATTGTTCCACTCCAGTCACGCATGCAGCAGCTCAATGAATGGGCTGGTGATGAGATCATTAGATTTAAGGAATATGATTTAAAAAACGTTACCTAATCTTTTAGAAACAACAAAGCCAGCATTAGCTGGCTTTTTTTATGGAATTTTAATACCCACTGACAAATGAGAATATTTATCATTTATATCACCCAGACCACTCGGCCAAACGCAGTCACCCGCGCGCCTGCGGTTCATCTAAATGAGGCTATATTACTGCACACTGTTTTACTGAGTAATGAATCTAGAGAACCTATGAAACTTAGGCTATTGAGAAGAAAAAATGGGAAATAGGCTACTGCATATTACTACGGCACTACAGTTTGAATAACTTCAATATGCTCTAATGGATGACCAACTACACTGGCTTGTCCTTTATCGCCTATTTGCAAACAAAGTCTGGATAAAACATTGTCATTATATTTCACACGCCATTGGTTATATGGCTCATATTCTGACTGTAAAAATATAACTAAACCAATTTCACCAGATGGGTGTTGAATTAAGTCATTTTCAAAAATTGGGTTTCCTAAGTAATCTAACCAAGGAGCTATTTTGTTTGTTTTGGAAAGTTCTTCTCTCTGCAATAAAAAACTTTTGTATTGATCAAATTCGCTTTGCATAACATTTCTCTAGCAGAAATATTCCTAGATAAAATCTTACCCGATATCTTTTTTTAAGAACATAAAAATGTGCTTTTATAAAACTTAGAATCGATTTGAAGTAATAAAGTAATAACACCAGTTAAGTGATTGATAAATAAATATAAAATAACTTACTTCTTTAGGTAATTTTTTGTAATTTTTGAAGTAATAAAATATAAGTCATTGATTTTATTAAGTAGTGTTTAGTGAAAAAAATACCTTTTTATACAGTAATTTATTACTAGATACTTACTTAAAAATTACATTAGAAAAGATATATAAGATATTGATTAAACTATAGTATTTATAAAATATTACTTTATTACTTCTAAATTCAGATACCCCTGATATTTTTTTAAATATCTCAAAACTAGGGTTTTTGATGTTTTTTCATCCTGATCATAAAAATTTGATGGGAATGAAATGGGAATGGAATCCTCTTATTTACTCACTACCTATTACGTTGCATAACGCTAGTAATATTACGTTGGTAAGTAATTCTAGAGAAATTTGAGGAATGATTTTCTTATAAAAATCAAGAATATGGTCGGAGCAGTAGGATTCGAACCTACGACCCCCTGGTCCCAAACCAGGTGCACTACCAGGCTGTGCTATGCTCCGAAATTGGGGTGAATGACGGGATTCGAACCCAACACAATTAAGCCTATAGATATATATAAATCATATATTTAGCTTACGTGGGGTTTAGAAAAATACTTAATATGGGAATTTTAGGGATATTCATGGCCAAACTTTTATAGTTTTTATGGCCACTTTTAGAGCCGTACTCAATCAAAGGTTTAACCTTTATTGGCTGGTATATTCGATTTGAAGTAATGGAGTAATAAATAAAAAAAGTGCCTAGAGTTATAGGCACTTAGTTTAGGATCTGAATGTAATGTTTAGAGTAAGTTTAAAGTAAATCTAATTACATCGTGATGTAGTTGTTTAGCTTCGTAATATAGTCTGGCAGATCCTCTGCAATAAGTTTTCCGTAATGTTTATAAATCATAGAAGTATCACTGTGGCCAAGCTGCTCGGCAATCCACTCTGGAGGTACTTGGCCAGATGTTAAAAGCTGACTGGCGAACGTATGTCGACCTTGGTTAATACCACGTTTACGCACTTTCGCCTTCTTTAAGTGCTTATTCCAACGATAGCGTAATTCATGATATTCAAAGTGATTCGACCGTTCATGGTTAATCCAGACAAATCTAACCTTTTCTTGTCTCTTGGTCTTATTGTCACGCTGAAGTACTTCAATAGTTTTTGCTCGAGCATTACCAGTAATTTGGTACTGTTTTCTAAGCGCTGTAATTGCCGGCTCGAGAAGTTTAATTTTTCTCTTTCTACGTCGGTTTTTAGTTACTCGATAAATTCCACGAACATATGATCTCGAAATCTGAATAGTACCCTTCTCCAGATCTATATCTTCCCATGCGATCGGGATCTGTTCCGACATTGAAAGTCCAGTCCAAAATAAGCATGGCAACAAGTTTTGAATATCTAGATCCGTTTCAGTGTTCAATATCATTGCAATTTCAACTTTGCTAAACGGATCTGGTTCTGGCGTATCAACTTGGTGGATTACTATGTTTTCAAAAGGGTTGTAAGGCATTTGACGTTCATCGCGCCAAATGGCATGGATTTGTGAAAAACGAGTAATAATTTCTCGTACGGTCTTATTGTTTAAATTCTCTTTTAAGTGCTCAATCCACTTTCTAAGCATGTTTGTATTGATATCTTTGGGATTAATTTGACCCCACTTTGGGATTATATGATTGTAAACATGTCCCTTATATGAATCGTAAGTACTTGGTGCAACTTCTTTAATCGTCTGGCTCAGATATTGTTGAGCATAATAACTAACTTGATTCTTTTTTAAGTGTTTAGAGTTTGGAAAATGTTTGGCCAAGCTAAACTGGCCAAGTTGGATTTCCAATTTAATTAAACTAGCAAGCTTTTCAGCTCTATCTTGATTCTCTGGAGTAAAGTCCCAGTCTAACGTTTCTTTAATAATTGATTCTGTGGCGATCGGTCGCATCCAAATTCGCAACGATTTCCCACGTATTTCTAGCCCTGCAGACATTATTCGACCTACATTTAAGTATTCTATAAAAATATTTAGAGAGATTTTAGAGGAATGCACCCCCGAACGGGGGTGCATAAGAGGTGCGCAGTTAAATGAAAGGCAACTCGTCTTCTTCGTCTATACTATTTCTAGAAAGTAGTTCATTTTCGAGAGCCATATGGAGATATCCATCAAGAGTTTTGTTCATTAACCAATGAATATCTCTGTCATCCATATCCTTGATTGCCCAACCTTTATATTTACCGTAAAAAATATGGGTTGGGTATCTTGCCTGTTCTGAAAACTCATACAGCTCTTCAAAGGATTTAATGCCTTTAGTTCGCACAATCTCAAGCAAAAGTGAATATGTAGTTTTGCAATCGTTTAAAGCTGAATGAGAGTTCCGCAAACCACGACGAGTCGACTTACGATTATTGCTAATTTGGTACGCAAGCGCAGAAAGGTTATGTGATTCCAATGTTGGCCATAAGGATCTGGCCATTGCCAATGTACAGATCGCCTTAATACCTTTAGTCACAACACCGGCACGGTTTATTGCAGCAATATCATAATCAATGTTATGGCCGATTAAGTATTGAACATCATCTTTTGGAAGTTGGAACTTCGTAAAAGATGGGCATTTCTCAAGATCCTCATCAACAATGTGGTGCACAGCCATTGCAGCTATAGAAATTGGTTCACTTGGCTTATAACGTTTAGTGAAATCAAACATCGTTTGCATGATTGGAATATCAGTTCTGAAGCTGGGAAAAATGACTTCAATAGCAGCTGCTTCAATGATATCGCCATGCAGTTTATGGGTTTCAGTATCAAAAATTAGTGCTGTCATTAATATTCTCCAAAGACCAGTATTGATGTGCTCACCAAAATTGAGAAAATCAGATTGAAAAACATTGCATTTTTAAGGTTGAACTGCATGTGTTTTCCCTACTTTACCTTGTTTATCAAGCTCACATCGGCATTGACCAATCCGAAAATAATCAATTGGTCCTGGTGCTTCCTTTGGAGTCATTTCATATCTGTATAGAACATAGGTTCTTACACGAGTTTTAACGGTGATTTCATCACCTTTAATTTCAGTGATTGTGCCGTTATGTGCTTTTTGACTAACGGCAATTTTCCCCTGATACACACCTTCTCTTTTTTGGATCATGAAGTTGACTTCATCACCTACTTTGTAAGATTCAAAATCAGGAAGTTTTAGGCCACCACACTTGCAATGATATTTAGACATGGCTTTCATTCTCCCAATCAAAATCTTCGCCAAGCTGTTCGCTATTATCTGTATCAATTAGGATGATCGAAATAATTTCGTATTCTTCTAGACGTTTAACAGTTGCCATTTTTTCAAATGCATCTTTAAGACTTTCAAAGTTTCCAATCAAAGTTCTGATTTCTGAAACAGCACAAGCCCCAAGCAATGAAGCTGCTTTTTGTTGAATTGGGCTATTTGATAAATCTTTACGAATACGTACCTGGTATTTTTTTGTAGACATGGTTATCCCTCCTTAACTTCTTGACGTTTTTCAGCAATACATTCTTCTAAGTGCTGAATGCATTGTTGCTTAGAGTTAAAGGGCCCTTGCCAACATTCATTAAAATGGATATCCCACTCAACTAAACCGTGCTCTTCGATACGGTCGATTTGAACAGTTCCAAAGAATGGAACCTCATAAGCAAACCAATGTTCATTATCATCAGTGCCAAATTTGATTTTGGAGTTCTGCGCTGCCACTTCAGCTTTATAAACACCTTCAGCATGTTTAATAAGATTTGCTACAGGTGTGCCTTTCATGAACCATGTTTGATCAATCATGCAGTCATTTTGAAGCTTTAAATTTTCTATCTGCTCCTGATAGGCCTTTAATTGATTTTCTTTGTATTCCCAGCATGCATGCGCCAAAAATGCATCACGATCTTCAAGCAAACCATTTTTATCTACTGTGAAATCTGCATTTTCTTCGCCTACTAATTCTATGTAATATTCTTTGAACTTTGGATCGACTGAATATTTCATGATTGAGCCTCCAAGCCTTGTTCTTTACGAGCTTTGGCTTCTTCTACTGAGTGAAGTTCTTCAGCAATTTTTATCGCAATTTGAGCAGCATCAACCATGTTTTTTGCCAAGATCCATTGCACACGGAAATAACCACCTAAACTGTTTGATTGATATTTACCATCTTTATCAAATCGGAAGTTAAAAGGTATTCTGATTTCAATCTCAATTAAGAATTCAAAATCACCGCAAGCACGGTGAAAGTCTTGCAATACTTCGCCTGCATAATGTTTTATGTCATTATTTTCACGTATTTCCTTTAATGTTGATTTAAGAGCTGGACATTGCTCAAGTAGTAGGGAGCTTTGCCATTCTTCATAGGCATCATCAAGAAACTCTTGGAATTTATCAGATACCTGTTCTGAACTAGATGCCAAAAGAGTAGGAATATGAAGGATAGTGTCAAAAGTGACATTTGAATCCCACATGTCGCTGATTAGTTGACGTGGAAATGGTTTGATTTCCGCTTGAGTGGTTTCTACGTTAGAATCGTTTTGCATAATTGCTCTCCGGTGATTGTGTGGCACATACAGAAGTGGCCGCTTCTGTATGTGTGCTCATAAAAATTAGTGAAATTTAATGTGGCTACGATCATTTGAAGACGTAGCTGCACCAAAAATGGCTTTAAGTAAAAGAAGTTTTACTAATTGCTCTGGAACTTCTTCTTTATTGGTTTTGGCTTGAGGGAATTCAGGAAACTTCAATAAGTTGTAGAAATCGTCTGCATATACCCATTGGTGAATGCGATCTTCATTAAGGTTCCCTTTTCGTGTATGCCATGCTTTACATGCTTTGCAATAAACAACATCTGCTTCAATAGTTTGATTGGCAAAAAACACAACGACTGGACAATCCTCTTTTGGCTTTTCATCTTTCCCTTTAAAAACATTTAATTTTTGGTGAGCAGGAATAGCTTCAATTTGGACTTTGAAAACCTCAGCATTTGAGTCCTTTAAAATTGCGTTAGCAAAGTTATAAACACTATCTAAAAATGAACCAGAATTTGAACCCACTCCAACTGGATAACCAATTGTTTTAAGAAGTTCGTCGCGTTTAACTTCCTCTTTTTGCAAACGAGTTTTTAGATATTCTGCAACATCTAAAGAAATCGGCAGTGAAGCTTGCATACACGCTTGTGTTGAAATATTTAACTTAAACATAGTGTTTTTCCTTTCGTTAAAAGTGGGTTTGATCCCGTTGTGAAGTTGGTTTTTCAAAGATCCAACATCGTTTTGTTGAGTTGGTAATTTTGCTTTGTATGGCTTTATTTGCTTCAACAAAGCGGTAATGAAGGCTGTGACGTAATGCATTTTGCAATTCATTCACTTCAGGTAATGCGTATCGATAATCCGCTGCGACCTTATATAAATGAGCAAAATTGATGGCCATAATGTCTGACCTAGCCGAGTGGTTGACGACGCTTTCTGCATGTTCAACTTTTCGTATGGAGTCTTCCATTTCTTCAATCGTGTTCCAGAAGTTCTGAACAATAACTGGATCTGATTTGAGGACCTTGTCACGGCTCTGAGCCATCTTGATAAATTCTTCAGTCACCTGTTTTTGTACTTGTGCCGGCACTTCAATTACATGACGGCACATCGCATCAAATAGAGACATAAGCTGGGCATGGTTGTGAACAATACGAGAACTTTGAATGTTGTATTGTTCCTGGTGCAACATCGCATCATATTTTTCATAGCCCATATTGAAGGCATCTAAAATATCTTTTTCTTTGCTTAAACATTGCAAAAGAAATTGGCTAACGTTCTCAGGTTCATATTTTGATAAGTTACGTGATGCAAATAGGCTCGATTTACTAAGTTGGTCTTTATAAAAATGAACGTGAACAATACGGCCCATGATTGCTTCTGAAGCTAGTACTTCAGCATTTTGGCTAATGATCAAAGTACCCATAAATAATGGTTCGTATGTTGTATTACCCCCTGATTTCACACCCATTGCACCTAGTGACCCACCGTCATACATGGTTTTGCACATATCCCAGTTGAATTGCTTAGATGAATTTTCACCTTGGCGATCTGATTCAATAAATACGACTGGAAGGTTGGATACTTGGCGTAAAGTACGGATTAAACCCGCTTTGGATGTTTTAGTAGGATCTAAACCCTCATAGTTTACCCTTCCAAACAACTTCCATAGGAAAGTAATCAAAGTTGATTTACCTGTACCGGGTTCACCTACTAGTTCAACGAATGGAAATGACTTATGTGTTTTGCGGATCTGCTGAGCGTATAAAGATCCAAAAAATGCTGTTAACCCGATTAAACCTTTAACGCCATAAGCGTCAATGAAGTCTGTAACCCAGCGCTGTTGATACTCCTCTTGGCTCTTATTTATTTCCAATGCAAATGGAGCATTACACTTTAGGTTGGTATGGCGTGGAAGTTCAAAATAATCTTCTTTATTGATCGTATATTGCTTGCCACTCTGGTATGCCAACTCTCCTAAAACATAGGTTTTTTGCTCTGCGTGATATCCCACATAATCAATAAGCTGAACACGCTTAATATCTTTGAGCTCCCGCTTTAAAAAAGCGAGTAATTGCTTACTGTTACCTTCATAAAAAACACCAGGTGCAACATGTAAAAGTCGCTTACCAAACTCTGGAGCTGAAGAGATGTGGGAAGGACTAAATGTATTTTTAATCGTCTTCGCACCACGCGGAAAATCTATTTGGAAGTAATAATCTGCTTCATCAATTTCTTTTTGGTATTGGTAGTAAAGCCCATGTGGTCGGCATTCCATCATAATTTCTACATCTGCAGCATGCTGAATAGCTGCTTCACGACGTTCAGATGTAGCTTGGTCTTTTTCCTCTTGTGCCCAATCTTCATTATCACTCGGCTCAAAATCGATACCTTTCATGTAGTCATCGTATTTATCCATGTTTAATTTGAACCAATAAACACAGTTATTAAAATCAAATGGAAATGACTTAGTACCGTAACGCTTGTAGATAAGTATGCCTTTATCCACAGGCTTCTCAGCGATTAATAAAGAACCATAGTATTTATATGTTTCTATATCCGAGAATTTAAGACGATCTTGTTTATAAAGGTCATTCCAGTCTGTTTTTTTACGCCCACTAGGAGGAAGTGCAGCTTCAGACTCGAAGCCGAGTTCTTCAGCTAAAGCTATGTTTTTTCTTATACCCTCATGCCCAGCATTATCGTTGTCGTATGCCCACACAAGCTTTGGTAATGGCAGCTCTTGTTCAGCACATTTCATTGCAATGTGATTGAGGAAAATTTTAGGGTAATTTCCAGCAGATAAAGCTGAAAAGCTAGTAATGCCTGATAACCAAAGAGCGATCGTGTCAAAGATACCTTCAGTAATCCAGATCTCTTTTGACTCGATGTAGTTTGTATTTGGTGTCATCCATGCATGGCCTGCTGAAGACCATTCTTCTTTAAATGTGGTTTTTGGCAAAACGCCTTGTTCATCTAGAACACGCTGCCACCATCCTGGATTCCCTTCTTCATCTGTGATTGGGAATCTTAATGTAATAGAAGTGGTTTTCTTAGGCTTATAACGGGTAATACTTTCTTGTGTGTATAGACCCTTTAATGGTTCTAGAGGGAATCCACGACCTTCGACAAGGTAAGCGTTTACAGTTTTATTCGGATCTTCAGGAGTGGGTTCAAATCGTTTTTCCCATTTTTCAAATAATTCAGGGAATAAATCACGAATGTGGTTTTCTTTACCACATTCGTTTTTACGTGGGCAGAAAACTACCCACGGTTCCTCAGGATATACCCAAGCTGATGCTTCCTTGTGGTTACAGTCTGGGCATCTACCACGCAATTTATCGTTGCCCTTAACTTTGAAGCCGTAGACATCTTTTAACTTCTCTACTACTAAAGCTTTGGTTTCTGGAAACATCATTTTCAATAAACTGCCTTAAAATAAATGCCGATTGGTTTTTCTAAGTTCCTGCCCTGCTAATTTTCCAAGTAATTCTTGGATCCTTTCTCTGGCAAGGTACTCAATGGTTTCTTCAATAGTTGGTAGACCTAGGGCCTTTTGCACTTCCTGTACAATTTCCTTCTCTTTATCCGAAAGAGCGATTTCTTGTGTGGGCATCAATTCAGCTCCTAGAAAGGTGATCTGATGCGCCTTTTTTTAAGTAACTGTCTAAGCTAAAGTTATCTTGAATGTCTTCTGCAATTAGCAATGCTAATGCCTGTTTCATTACAAGCTGGCGCATGATTACACCAGGATTAACACCAGTAAGCCGTGAGACAATTTTAAAAAGATCAGACTCATCATTAGTCAGATTGACGTTGTAACGGTTATCCCGTTTTTGTTTCTTCAAACTCATTGGTTTTGGTCCTCATTGTTTGGAGTTTGCTTTTTACCCAAGTAATAAATTCTTGCGATGACACTTGAGCGACTGGAATCGGTTTCCTCTACTTCTTGATCGATTGCCTTAACTTCCTCTTTTGGTAGATAGACAATGCATGGAATACGTCCACCACTGATCTTTTTTGATCGGGAACGATTAGAAGGTGAAGTTTCTGTACTCATACAGTATCCTACGGTTATAGTGATGTGCTACGAATCACTATAGCATAAATATTTAGTCTTTCAATATATATCGGTGAAATATATGTCCGAAAATTTGGCTGTAGAGATTACACAAAGGTTCACAGAAGAGCTGGAGCGTAAAAATTTGAGAGCAAAACCGCTTTCACGCAGTATCGATGCCCATGAAAATACGTTAGGTAACTATGTCCGCAACAAAGTGCCAGATCAGTGGGTTTACCTAGCAAAACTACAAAAACAGGGAATAGATATCCGTTATGTATTGCTTGGCATTGATCCAGACTTTAGTGGTCTTACAAGTGAAGAAAGTTTGTTATTAAAAGCATATAGACAGCTTAGCCCTGAAGCTCAGGAAGCTTTACTACGTTTAAGTTCTGTTTATGCGAAAGAAGTCGAAAATAAAGAATGATCAATGCATAAAAAAGCCCACCTTTTACAGTGGGCCTTTTATCTATTCCTCTAGTTCTCGCTGGACTATTTGCAATCGATGCTCTAAGTCCATTAATTTGTAAATTAGATCATTTCTTTTATAAATTACATCTCTATTTTCAGACCCAGTTTCTAATGAATTACGCCAAATGCGTAAAGCACTTAAAGCCATGTCTAAGTTCAATTCTGCATCTTTATCTAAAAGTTCCATATTTACCCCATTAGCAATTTGATTTAATTGAAATTGCCAAACCCGTACCTCTGTGTTGTTCCAGATCGGGCTAATAATGGTGTGTTCTCCATTAAACTTAGGATAAATAAGATCTTTTAGCGACGAATTTAATAACTTTATATCGATTTTTTTGAATGAACGATTAGTTTTTGACAGTTCTTCAATCAAATCATTAATTTGATCGGGGGAAATTGATAAGAATCCCTTATCAGTCTGGTGGTTAAAAAGGATTTGACTACTGGTCACACTGTCTATGAGCAAAAATAATTGTTCGCAGAGTAGACGGCTTTTTTCATTGGTTGCCTGAACCCGAGGCGCGATCGGCACATAGGGAATAATATTTTCGTTCATCATCATTCCCCTTAGCGACCGACATCAATCATGGTAGGTTGGCTACTTGTAAATATCCAACAACGAATCGTTTTACGTTCCAACCTACTCTGAATTGCAATATTGTGTTCCAAATATTTAGGATATGGCGGTTTACTGTGAGGTAGGGTCTGAATTAGATCTGGACGTTTAAACAGATTGGGGAATAGGTCTAGAACTTGTGTGAGGTTAATCGCAATTTGATCGGTACGATTGCTATGATTGAAGTTGTGAATACCATGTGTGTACATGTTTGACCAAAATGACTCAAGTGAACTTGCAACATTTGGTGCAAGTTGATCGCTTTCCCCCAAACTTAAGCAACTAATCGGAAGATGTTCACGAACAATACGCCCTCCTCTAAACCAAATCACCTCGGCAATATCATCAAAAATATTATTTACAGTTAGGTTCGGGCTACCTGAGCGTAACTGAACTACCGATCCAACTTGTATTGTTTGCAATTGATTTCGCTGTTTTAAGAGCAGCTCTGCCATTTGGTTGAAAGCCTTTATATAGGCTTCTTTAATCTGAGCTGCTTTTGCACCTGTAAAACCCATCGCAAGGAAAATAAAGCCGTCTTTAGTCATTTCATACATTGGACGGGATTTTCCTTGCTCATCTAAATAATCAGCCGACGCAAAATTGCGTTCGCTAAACTCAGTTGAACAATCAATATTTTTTATTGCCCGAATAATGTCACTGTGGCGCTTTCCAAATACTTCGGCAACTTTAAGACTATCAGTTTTGATTTGATCATTTTGAATGAATACAGCATTTTGTAATTCGAGTGTCGTCATTAGCTTACCCCCCTATGAATAATATAGAGAATGTAAACGCGACCATACAAATAAATGCAGAGCCTTCATAGAGGTTTTTGAGGAGTTTGGAACGTTTGATTTGCTTTTGGCGTTTTAAAAACGCTTCTAAATCAAGGATAGGTGTGTGCTCGATGACATGAATAGATTTTTTCATGGTGAATACTCTAGTAAGTTCTTTGCAAACCTACCGCCATCACTTTCCTAGGGTAATGGTGGCAGACCGAACAAGGCTAGGAAAACCGTACTAGAGAACGGCCAGCGCGAAGCTGCCCTGCCCGATCTACCATAGAGAGTCTATCAGATCAGACATTTTAGGCAAAAAAAAGCCGCTATGAGCGGATATTTTCTGCTCTCTAGTACATTTAACAAGTTTCCTAGGCTTGTACACAGATTTTGCTGTGCTTTTCCATATTGCCGATAGTGAATCGTTATGTCAATATAGCAATGTGCTATTTTTATAAAAAACTGAAATGATAGAACTTTTATTTGTTTGTTTGATTATCTGGATGCTTTATTCGTGGAAAACTGGAAAATTCAGTAAAGAAAATCAAGAAAAAAATAGAGCTGAATTTAGAAAAGACTGGCTTAAATTAAAGCAGGATTTTAAAAAAGCATTTACGAATTCTAAATCTCTTGAAGAAGATAAACTCAAATTGCAGGCTAAAAAAGACTATGGATATACTTTAAGAATTTTGGGTAAATCTAAGACTAATAGTTCATCGGATAATAACTACAAATTTTCAGAATCAATAGATGAACCTGATTTTGAAATTTTATATTCTTCTTATAACAATCCCGCTTCATATAGAAAGATTAAAATAATTGATTTATATAACAAAAAATATGATGGTGAATATTATACATATATTGATGCTTATTGTTTTAGTGCTGAGGATGAACGTACATTTCGTCTAGATCGTATCGAACAAGTGAAAGAATTAAGTTCTGGGAAAATATTTTTTTCTCAACACGAAATAGAAAAAATTTTTAAGAGAAATTGCTAAAGAGGACAAACAATGGCTAACGTGAAGACATGGGAACAAACTTATATTGAGTTTTTAGTAAGACTATCCAAACCAATTAATCATGATTTACCTATGGGATGGTCTATCTGGACTATAGATTTTTTCATGGTGATCTTATCTTTTGTAAGTTCTTTGCAAACCTACCGCCATTCTTTCCACGGAATGGTAGCAGACCGAACAGGGGTGGAAATACCGTCCAAAAGAGTACAACGGCCAGCTAAAAGCTGCCCTGCCCGATCTACCATAGAGAGTCTATCAGATCAGACATTTTAGGCAAAAAAAAGCCGCTATGAGCGGATGTTTTCTGCTCTCTTTTGA